CAAGAGCCAGCTCTTGGTGGAGGGGGTGTACAAACCAATGTGGCACCAGCTTTTCACGGCGGCGTTCATCACGTTGAACCCACGGTGCTATGTCCTGTCTGACCCCCGCACGGGGAAGACGGGGTGTCTCCTTATAGCAATGGACTACATGCAGAGGTACGGCATTGTACCCGGCGCGTTCCTCATCATCACCACAGTGACGACCATGCGGAACGTGTGGGAGAACGGCATAACTTCCACCCTGCCGGGGGTTCGGGTTCAGTTGGTGAACGGCAAGGAGAGGGAGAAGCAACTGGAGAACCCGGCGGATTACTACGTCACCAACTACGATTCCATTCGGCTGTCTCAGGGTGCCTTTGCCAAGGCGGTGCGGGATGGGCGGATTGCCGGGGTTGTCATTGATGAGTTGACCCATGTCGGGAACATTTCCAGCCAGCGGTATCAGGCCATTAATGCAATAGTGAATCAGTTGAACGTGAAGCATGTTATCGGCATAACGGGTTCGCCCGCCGAGAACAACGTGAAGACTGTGTTCGGCATGTGCAAGATGATCAACGCCACGAGGTTGCCCTGCACTACCCAGAAGGCATGGATTGGAATGACGACCTATGCCTACGGGACGGAACCTTTCATGCGGCAAATCTCAAGTGCGGCCCCGAAGATTATC